ATAATTTCTGCAGTTGCCTTAATAACCAAAACAAGAATAGTAATAAGCAAACCAATAATGCCAACAAGTTCATTTATCATTGTCCGTCAAACCACTCAGGATCATAAAAGTCGTCGTCGTCTTCTTCTGGCGATACTGTGAACTGGTATTTTTCAGCAGCAAAGTTGATAATTCCAAATACGCTGTGTTGTGGCATATCTGCATTGGCTTGTATCTTTATAGATTTTTTGCGTCCGTCAAAAGTTTCAAGTAAACAAACAAACCCTGTAATAAGTTTGCCGTCTTCGTGAGCTGTGTTAATCACTTTTACCAGCTCTGAGGCCATTACGTCTGGTAATTCAATTGTTTGCTTTTTTGCTTTAGGTTTGCTCATATTCCAAATACCTTTCCGTTAAGGTCGCCTGCCTTAGTAAAGGATATATGCAAATGTGATACGTGAGGGTTAGACCCTTTATAGACACGCCAAGCCCAATTCTGTCGTGGTGAGGCTATTCGGTGTTGATGAATAATATAACTAAGTCTTTTGTCGCCTTTAAGTGCAATTGTCTTAATTTGCTCAGCAAGTAACCAAGACTCTTTACTAGATCCTTTAACAAGGTCTGAGTCAACATCTATGGCACGAACCCAACCATTCTTATCTGGGTTATGGTCTGATTTACCCGCGTTGTGTGCTGTGTCGCCTATCCAGCCGTCCGAGCGTTTATCTCGCTTAGGATACTTGGCGTTTATTTCCGAGCGTAATTGCTCAGCTGCTTTACTTAACCTTGGTTTTGGCATTAGGGTTCATAGCTCCCATTGAAGCAGCTACGACAGCACCTAATACAGCTCTGTAATCAAGGGCGAAGTCTGTTGCTTGCCAAGCTGCTAGGAAAGCAATTGCAGCTAAAGAAAATTGTTTATGGTTAAAGGATTGAAGCAAGTTCATCTTTTGTTAGTCCTGCTATTTCTGCTAACTTTTTGATAGCAGACTCTCTGGCTTCTTGTTTGGCTTTATACTCGGCTTCAAGTAGGCGTTGTGTTTCTGCTGTCGCTTCTCTGTCTGCAATAAAGGCTTCTTTATCTGCACCTTTAAGTTCAATAACTTGGTCGTCAATACCGACCATAATTTTATTTGTTGAAGCCATAAACTGACAATTCTCCTGTCGCACTAGAACCAAATACAATAGTAAAACCTGTATATGAAGTTGTCACAGTCATAGTTCCTGAAGTTGTTACAGAATAATCATTATTCAATCCTTGTCTAAATGTTGTCAATTTAGTTAGAAAAGGTGAAAAAAGTAAAATTTCAATACCTGTTTGTGTGCTCAAATCTCCTAAAAGAAAACCTGTGCTTGTTTGATTTGATTCACCTGTTAATCCTGTTGCATTTGTATTGCCAATATAAATGCGACTATATCTATAATTTGATGAACTGTTATCTGAACCACCAACTCTCAGTCTAAAATTTGCGCCTGCTCCTGAAGTGTCATCTATGTCACCTCTAATTAAATAATTATTGTAAGTTGCACTAAAAACATCATTAAAACTTTGACTGGCTACTGCAGAGAAAGAGGTGGTGTTAATTAAGGTTAAACCTGAAGAAGCTGTTGCCCACTCAAAATCCATTTGTGTATTAGATTGTTTTCTTAAAACCTGACCTGTTGTACCACCTCTTAAATCAACAAGGGACGTGTCAATAGCAGAACCTAAAGTTCTGATAGCAGAAGCCCCGTCTTTAACAAGTGAGGTATCATCTGGGGTAGTCCAGCCATAATTGGTCGTAGTTGCCATTGTTCTAGTTTATCCTTTTCTTAAGCGACGTCAAGCCACGTTAAATCGTTAGGCAGGTTTTGCCATTGGGTTAATGGGTTATAGTCTTCCCATTGTACATCAAGAGAGCTATAAATTGAATTAGAAATTGCTAGATCAAGTTCAAGACTGTTCTTTGATAAAGTCCAAGTCCAACCCTCAACAAACCCCTCAAACACACCTGAAGTAATAATGCCTGTTGGAATATTAGTTATGGCTACAAGTGTGTCCATTGAAACACCAAGGAATGAATTACGTACAGCATTAGTTATGTTCGGGTTAGATAGGTTTAAAGAAACAGAATCTAAAGATACTTTAGGTAAACCTCTAAGGGCAACTGTTCTAGCAGCTTGTTCCTGTGCGTCTAGTTGTTCAGCTAAAATGGTTGGCACAATTTGTTGCAACAAACCATAGGTATCTATACTTGTGTCATTCTCAGCTGCTTCTTCGGCAACTGGATCGTTGTATTGAATGACTACGCTGTTAATAATATCTGTTGTTTGTAAACGTGTGGTAAAGCCTGCGCTTGAAAGAATGTCAGCGTCAACGGCTATAGTGTTGGTTCCGTAGTTAGTTGAACGTCTTTCAGCATCAGCATAACCAATAAGTCCGTCACCTGTTTCGTACAAATAACCTAAACCTGTTGTGGCTGTAACGTCTGTTATTTCATTAGCTTGTTCAACTTGTGCTGATCGTGCTAGCACCTCGTAACGTCCGTTGTCAATAACGTCTATGCCTTGAACACCATAATCTTGCCAAGTTGTTGTAGCAGGTAAATCATTCCAAGTAGTTATATTGCTTAAATCTTCCCAAGCAACATATAAAGTTTCTTCAAGTATTCTTTCAATGCGTTGTCCGTCAAATTCTTGTGGGTAAGATACTGAACCTGCGTAACGTTTAACAAGTAAACCAAGCACACCTATAGCCTGCACTTGTACTGTGTTTGCAAACTGGTCATTAGCCCCAGCACCTTCAAGAGTGTTTTGAACACTTGAAACTTCACCTGTGAACAAATCAACAAACACATTATTTGTGTCTTTAACTTGAATATTTACTACGTCTAATAAGTTAATTGCTGGGCTTGTGCCAGATAAGTTAATAAGTTCAAGATTACAATAACTTGGTTGTGTTGGTTCAAAAAAGTCGTTACGTCCCGCTGTGATAGTTGCGTTACTTAAAACCTCATTAGTGTATTCAACGCCAGCAATACGTATCTTAAATGTAGGTGTGTAAATTGGCATTGGTTATCTAAACCCAAAGTTAAATGGCTTTATTCCTGTCGTCTTTAACGCTGTGTTTTGTACTTTAGTAATTGTTCTAGCTGTGCCTTGTGGATCTACAGCACCTTTAACGTTGTTAACAATATTTACTGTTGTGCCTCTATTTGCTATTGTGCTAGGTATTTGAGCTGCTGTGCCAGCCAAAGGTGCAAGTTGTCCAACTGGGTTAATAAGCAATTTTCCAAAATCAGGCAAACTATTATAAAGTTCTATAGCACGCTCTAAACCAGTAATAACACTTGTAATAACTGTTAATAACTTCTTAAAACCTTCACCTTCAGCAGCTCCAGTTACCTTTTCTAACATATCTGTAAGCAATTGAGTTGTGCGTCTAAGTTGTTCACCAAGTAAATATGCTTGACCTTGAACAGTATCCATATCATAACCAAAAGTAACTGCACCTGTTCCAGCATCATAAAAGGCTCTAGTTAAAGATTGTTTACCTTTTGCCGTCAATCCGTCTACTAAACCTTGTAGTGCTGGGGCTAATTGTTGTGTAGCAAATTTAGCAAATCTTTCAAGTAAAGGTAATAATGCTTGACCTAATTGTTCTTTGGCTTCATCTATAGAAATTTTGATTATTGCCATACGACCAGCAAAAGTTTCAGCAGCAGCAGCAGCTTGTCCAGCAAAGGTTTCACTTAAGGCTTTAGTTGCTGCGTCAAAATCTTTAGTTTTAATTATGTTTTCGTCAAGAGGAACACCAATACGTTTTAACGCGCCAAGGTTGCCGTCATAGGCTTTACCAAGGGCTTCTGTAACTGTGGCAAGGTCTTTACCTGTACCAGCAGCAATATCAAGGGCTAATGTTTGTAGTTTTTGTGCTTTAGTTATGTCTTGTGTTGATCTAACAAGTCTGTCAAGGCTTGGACGTAATTGGTCATCTGCAACACCTGTAGCTCTTGCTGTTTTGTCAATAAATTCTTCTGTAGCTGCTATCTGTGCGTCTGTTGCTTTAGTTGTATTTCTTAATGTTACGGCTAAAGACTTTTGGGCTTTTTCGTCTTCAACGGCTGCTTTAACAGCGTCAATACCAATCTTAATAGCCATAGCCCCAGCAGCTGCGCCAACAGCAAGAAATGCTGCTGCGCCTTTTTGTAAAGCGTCATCTAACTTATTGCTAAAAGTTTTTGTTTCTTTATCAGCTTTATCTAGTCCTGCAATAAAATCTTTTGTGTCAGCAAGTAACGCTAATTTAAGTGTCCTAATATCAGCCATTAAATTCTTCCTGTCCAAGCGTTTCTAATAAGTTCAAAACCTGCTAACCATTCTTTTGCAATAGTTGGTTGGAATCTAGCCATAGCAGGATATAACCACCAACCACGATTACCTCTGCCTTCGCTTGGTGAGCGACGTGGGAACTGTTTATATTGCTTTGAACCAAACTCATTACCCATTATCACATATCCAGCACTAAAAGCACTAGAGCCAACTTTGGCACGACCACCAATACTAAAACTTGGTGCTTTATCTGATCTAGATATTTTAATTGAATCTGCTACAGCTATTGCTTGACGCACGTTATATGGTGCGCGACTAGCTGCACCTCTTGCATAATTAGCACCACGTTCAGCCAAATCACTTGCAATCTTTTTCATATCTGTTTTAGCAACGTCATCCATTTTGCCAAACGCACGTAATAAACCACGATAGTCTTTATCAACTTTAACTAGCTGAATTGCTTTAGCCATTATTGCGCTCGTTCAATATGTCTATAGCCGTTGCCCATATATCGGGTTCTGCATTCAGCCAATAGTCCGGTGTTATCCCAGTTGCTATTGCTAGTTCTACTGCTGTTCGCCCAAGACTTCGGGCTTGGTAAAATTTGCTGTCTCAAAATCAGAAGCTGCAATAGAGATGACTTTGGTTTTCCAAACGTCAAAACTTTCAATCTTCTTTGTGACACGTTGCT